ACCGCTGGTCAGTCCCGTGAACGTGCTGGTGCCAACGGGCTGGTGAATTGCGTCTCGCAGCACCTGTCCGGCGGTCAGACCGGTGAAATTGGTGTTGCCGAATGCAATGTTGACGCCGGCGACCTGGATGAAACCGGCCGTCACGCCGCTGAACGTTGAGGCGCCGGCAGCCTGGTGAACGGTGATCGCCGAGACGGCACCGGACGTCAGACCGGTGAAAGTACTGCTGCCAGTCGGCTGACCGACGGTTATCGTCGATATCGCGCCACTGGTCACGCCAGTGAACGTGCCGGTGCCACTGGGTAGATGCTGCGCGACAATGCCGACGGCGCCGCTGGTTAGGCCAGACAGCGTCGACGTGCCGCTGGCGAAGTGCGCGACCACTACCTGTCCGCTGGTCAATCCCGTGAACGTGCCGGTGCCAGTCGGCTGATGAACCGTGACGTCAGCGATCGCACCGCTGGTCAGTCCCGTGAACGTTGATGCGCCGGCAGGCTCGTGCGTCAAGACAACACGGCCACTGGTCAGTCCCGTGAACGTGCTACTTCCAGTCGGCCGGTGCATAGTGATAACACGGCCGCTGGTCAGTCCGGTGAACGTTGATGCGCCTGTCGGCTGGTGGACGGTGAGCGTCGAAACATCACCGCTGGTCGCGCCGCTGAATGCACTGCTACCGGTTGGCTGGTGGATAACCACGCCGGTGGCGGTCTTGGCCAGCAGTATCCATCCCCAACCCAGGGCGTTATCCTCCTGGTAATCGAGCTGTACGCCGCCGCCTATCCATGAGTCACCATTCGGCGTCTGCATGAACGCTTCTTGGCTGTAGAAGGCTGGCGATCCACTGACATTTATTGATCGGTGATCAACAAGCTGTCCCGTGCTAGTCGTGCTATACAGTTCCATGTCCGCCGCGCCGTCCAGCGAATGGAATCCAATAGCACCGATGATGTCTTGTCCGCCGGCCTTGCCCGGCATTCCAGCGTGGAACGAAATGCCATTCGACTGCGGTGTGCTTCGCTCGACTTTCGTGTCAGCGTTCAGCACGCCGGTTTGCGCGGAGATGGCAAGATCGACCGGGTCGAGGGTGCCATACGTCTTAAAAGTGCCGGAGACGCCGGTGTCTGGCGTCTGCATGTCAACCAGCTCCAGCTCGTCGGAACCGGTGTCGAGCATGAGCGCGATGGCGCTGTGTGAAAAGATCCCGCCGCCACCAGCTTGCTGCATCGTGAAGCCGTTGGGATCGAGGCTGGTGACTCGATATGTCGACTCATTTGTTAGTGCCACCCACCCTTCCATGCCGTCCTTGTGGGAGACGAACTGTTGCGCGATGGTCTGCTGATCGCGCTGGAACATTTGCGCCTGCCGCTGAATGGGCGACCCAGCCGGCCCGATTACGGCTGACAGCGAAAACGCGAACTTGTCTCGTCTGGTGTCAATCCTGTTGTCACCAAAGTTTGACATCAAGATCAATTTTGGCTGGAATGAACTCCCTGTGTAAGACGTTGGATTGGCGTCGGCCGGTGAAAAGAAATGGTCGACGAGCACATTGTCCAGGGCGCGGAAAAGGATGACCACGACGTAGCCACGAAACTTTCCCGCATTGCCGCCGAGATGGTCTATCTGAATTCCATCATTGATGAATAGACCGCTGGCGGGAACGATGCCATGCGTACGGGCTTCCGTCGCGGCCATCTGGTAGACCATGTCGCCAGCGGGACCCGTGACGGTCGTCAATATCGAGTTGTTACCAGTAGTCGCCGCGAGGTTTCTGCTGTCTTCCGCGATCATGCGATGGTTCACGCCATCGCTGAAGAAGATCGAAAATCCGGTCGCATCAGCGGCAATAGACGGCGACCAGACGTTGTTCTCGTGTCGATTCCAGATTACGCAACACGCTTCCGGCATCCCGAAATTAGGACTGGTATAGGCTACCGCCGGCGTGTCCTGGAACGGCGTATTTGATACGACAACTGCATATTCGGCCATGGCATCCTACGATGTGGGAAGGTGCAGGTTGTCACGGCCTTGAGTCGGCGAGTAGACGCCAGCATGCACGAGATGGAAGGTCGACATGATCAGCGTGCGGTACATGTCTTTTTGAGGATTGGTCGAGAGCGTGCCATAGAAGGCGATCATGGCATCCAGGTCCTCGATGTCCGATCGGGGACCTTCACCGCCACCGGTCAGGTTTTGCAGGTCGAAGACCACGATCAGGTTTGGCTTCGTGGCCAGTGGCGCCTCGCTACCTGAATACTCCGCGTTGACCGCTAACTCAAACAGCGCGAAGGAGATGGCATGCGGGTCGATGCCGCGAACTACATTGACGACGTCATCTCCACTGATGCGCTCGAAGATTCCCATCAGCCTGGCCTCCCCGCGATGAATAGCTTGGCGAACTGGAATAGCGGTGTGATTAGTCGCTGTGATCCGAAGCTGCCATCGGCCGCGTTGCGTCCGCGAATTTCAATTACGGTGAAGTCCTCGGACACGGTTGAGGAGAAGAAGATGTTTCCATTTTGAACCATGGTAATGCCTTGGTCGACTTGCACGCCGTCCTTGAAAATTGAGAGTTCGAGTCTCGAATTACTTTGTGGGAAGATGATCTGAAGCGTGACTTCAATATCGTAAAACGGGAACAGATTCTTCGTTTCGAGCGACAGAGAACCTCGCATTAAATTTGGCACGAGACCATCGAACAGCAATGTCGTCTCGCCGAAGATTGTCAGGCTTGTTAGAGGATCGTTCTCGGAGAACGTCTGCTGAGCGCCCTGTCCAATGATGCCGCCAATAACTGCCATGGATTCAATCCTAAGTGATTGCGTATGCGGTGTTGAGTGTTGCGATATTCGTCGGCAGTAGATCCCAAATTGTCGGTTCGTCAAAGTCGTTTCCAGGCGCGGCGCCAACACCTTCCAGGATGTTCGACTCGAATAACCAGTTGTTTCGATTGGCGTTTGCCGCCGCGTTGTTGAACCATTGAACCGACGACGTGTTGTGTGCCGTCGAGCATCGATTGAACCGGAACAGCGAAGATTGGGTGCCTTCCGCGCGAATGATTAGTCCCGGCGTCGTGGGTGAAATACTGAGTCCCTTGATTTCGTAGATTGATCCGCGCCCATTGATCTGGAACATCTGATTGCAAGACGTTGTTACCTCAGCCCAGAAATCGTTGATCGTGACATTCGTTCCCAGTACGTAACCGCCGGTCGAGTCATCGATATCGACCATTGAGTCGCAATCGCTGCCCTCGGAAGAACAGCTATTCATCACGAGATTTGCCGCATGCTTGATGGTGAATGATACGGCGTTGACATTGGTCGGCGCGGCGCGACATTGGTTCAGCGTGCAGACGTTCGATGCGCTGTTCGTCTGTGTCGCGTTCAACACGCCGTCATCGACGCCGGCGATGATCTGGAATGGCGACAGACAACTATCCGCGTTGCACCTTGCGATCGTGCACCAGAGACCGGAGACCAAGATAATACCCGCGTTGAGGTTCTGGAAATCGCAGTTGCTAATCTCGCTGCCGGCGACCTGCCTGAGCTTGATTGCCGTGGCTGTCGTGTCGTCGCCGATGAAGACCAGATTCCGAATCATCGGTCGCCAGGCTTTCCAGTTCGTCGACGTATTATTCGCGTCAGGCCATGCGCGGTCGATGGCGGTGATACCGGCTGACACCAGCATCACGGAACCATTTCCCTCTAGCACGAGTAATCGGTTTTGCAGCGCGGCGGCGCCTGTCGGCCAATTGATCTGAGTCGCAATCCGATAAGTGCGAGGCGGAAGAATCGCGTGTCCAATCCCAAGCGTGACGCATGCATCCAGCATCGCCTGGATAGCTGGCGCGGCATCGGTTGTCCCGTCAGTCGGAATGCCAAACATATCCGCGTTGAGTGCCTGGTCGGACCGGCCGACCCAACTGGTTCCGTCGTGCTCCCAGCCGAGTACTCCGCCTGGCGTGTAGGCCAGATTAGATGCACGGTCGCCAGCGACCCACATCGTTCCGACGGGTGGAGCTGGCGTCGCCACGTTCGACGGCATTGTCACGATCGAGTTCGACTCGCCCGCGAAGACGCCGTTGTACAGCCGGCCGGACTGGTTGTTGATCGCGTCGGTGACGTTCTCGAATCGGTTGTCTGACTCGAAGTAGGCGCTATCGGCTGCCACGCCGGTACCGCCAGTATCCCAGATGCCAAGTGCCAGATCCTTCAGCAAATTGCCGCGAATTCGGAATGACCTGTTCTTGCCAAGCGGTCCGATGTCATCGATGCGAATACCACGCGCGAACGCCGATCCGTTTCCGATGAAAGTATTGGAGTCGAATTCAAACCCGACATTTGGAGAATTGATGAACAGCAGGTAGACACCCGCCGTCGCCCAGCCGGCGCCCGTCGACTCGACCGTGTTATGCGAAAACCTGCACTCGCCAAACGTCCCAAGCAGAAGAACCGCGTTGCTGGTGCCTAACAGCTGACTGCTGACAAAGCGGTTGTTGCACACCGAGACGTCGCCCGTGCGAGTGCCTGGCGTTACCCTGGCCCGGATCTCGAACATCGTGTCCGACGTTTCCTGGACGACGTTATCGCCAACGATCACTTCATTGATCTCAGCCGTCAGAATGATCCCTTTGCCTCTGATATTGGAGATGTTATTCGAGGTGATGACGGCGCGGGACGGCTTGTCGTACTGAGTCGAGAACGGGTCGGGCGTCGGTGTCGTGTCGCTTGAAAGGCCGACCTGAATGCCTGCGTGTGGCTCCTGTGACGGGTCGCCCTCGCTTACCCACTCACAGACATTTCCGGTGATGACAACGTCACGGAACTGTTCAACCGTGATCGAATTCCGCTTCCAGTTGTCGATTCCCGATGTGTTGTCCAAGCACGTGTTGACGATCGTGTTCCCGCTTATGACACCCTTGATTCCGCCCGCATTGCCGTCCAAGTAAACGTTGGAGTTGAGATAAATACCTGACCATCGCGTGTTGCGGATGACGTTTCCACTGACCGTCATTTCATGTTCGTTGTCACCGATCACCGATCCTCCAGTGCCGTACTGGGCGACGATGCCCTCCTTGCGCCTGATCGCCGCTCGCGTCGTGACCTCGACCCTGTTCCGGTCGCAACTGACGACGACGTTGTCACTGATTATGAGGCTAGTGCTGATCGGCAGGCATGCAATACCGATGTGGTTATTCGACAAGCAGTGATTGTTGGCGACGGTAATCAGCCGGCTCCTCGTCACGGCACCGCCGTCCTGGATGACGATGTCCTCGTCAGCGAAGTTTCCGGCACCGCCGATGACATCCGTACCCTCGTTGCCCCAACAGACGTTGCCAGTGACGACGCCGCCAAGACATCCGTCGAGTGAGATTCCGCGACCCGCGATGCCGGTGATGTGGCAATCCTGGACGACGGCATCCTCGCAATTTTCAAAGACAACGCCGCCAATCAATGTGCTGGACAACTCTGCTGGTGCTGAGTCCGAGTAACCTCGAATCTGAAGATCGGTAACGGAAATGCGTTTCGAGTTCTGGAATCGAAATATCCTCTGTCCTGCTGAATTGGATTTGATAATCGACGAGATACCATCACCGAAGATCGTCACGCTATCCAGATTGATGCCACCGATCAATTCGGTGCCAGACCCCTCCAGTTCGTAGTATCCGGCTGGGAAATAGAGCGAGACGCCGTCGGTAAGGAATGTCGACAAGATCGTGCGGTTATCAATTGCCGTGCCACTGGCGACAAACTGACCCTGCACGACACCGATCGACAGGACATTGACTGATTGTACTTTGTGATCTAGCGCAATCGGCATGTGACTACCAGTGCCAGTTGAGGTTGTGGTCGAGAATGAAGAAGTAAATCGTGACGGCCCCAGCTCCGCGCGCCAGATGCGCGATGCCACCAGGCGAGGTCGATGTCGCCATGGTGATGGAGTTGTATCCGGAGGATTGTTCGGCCCATAGCTGGTATGTGCCAGGTCGCGTTGCCGCCAGTGTCAGCGCCACGTCGCCTGTCAGACGGATGATCTTCTGATCGTAATTCCCCAGATCAAAGTCGACGACGATCGCGCCAACCTGGTTACCGAGGTTGTCCTGCCCGTCCTTGCGGCTGGTCCCCGTCGGGATATCGCCGACCTGGACAAGTTCGAGTGTTCCGGTCGGACTGAACGCCAGCACCTTCTGCGACGCGGCGATGGGCGCGGCGGCGATGCTGAAGTCCGTATGAATCGCTTCTTGCAGGTCGGCACCGATGGCTGATGGGTTACAGGCGACGCTGTCCGCCACGACCTGCTGGATGTTACCGAGGTCGACCGCGTTCAGGACGATGTTCGGCGTGTCGATTGCATCGATCGCCATATTGCTGTTCTCAACTGAGCCGAGTTGAAGCTTGTTGGTGTCGACCGAATTGTCGCCTAGCTTGAGATTCGTGACCGCCTTGTCTATTAAATGCTGCGTGTCAACCGCGACTAGTGCCAGCTTGGAACTTGTCACGACGACGGCATCCAGTGCGTCATTCGCGATCGTAATTGCGCCCACCGCCATGTGTGTATCGTTGACGGCGTTCGCCTGAATGTGTGTCGCGCTTACCGCGGCGGCAGCGAGCTTAGCGCTTGTGACGACAGCGGGTGCCAGTGCATCGTTTACGATCGTGATAGCGCCAATCGCCAGGTGCGTGTTGTTGACGGCAGTTGGCTGGATATGAATCGCGCCGATTGAATTCGCGCTTTGTGTCACGACGCCGAATACATCGGACGTAACGGCACCTGAATGGATTGTCACGCCGGTCGCACCAGGCGCGATGCCGCCAAGTTTCGTGAAGTCCCCTGGCGACATCACTCCCGCGTCCGTTGCGTTGACAAGCGGGATCGGTGCGTCGTTGCCCGCGGTGTTAGCGATGGTGACTGTCGTCGGCGAGAGGACGACGGATAGGTCCACTGCGGCGCCACTTGCCGCGTCGAAACGTGCCCAGTCGATGGATGAGAGAAACCCAGTCCTGGCGGCCGTCGCCACGAGGATCGACGTGTTAAGACCGGTCGAACTCTCCATGATGATCGAAGCGTCACCGTTGATCGTATGCGACAGGTCCGTGATACCGGTCGTCCCCGCCAGAAAATCGGCCCGGCTCATCCGCCGTTTGCCGGCCGTCGTCTCGATCGCGACCTGGTCCGCGTCATCGGCAATCACCGACTGTGTCAGACCCGCGATGTCCAGTTCGAGTCCGGTGCCGACAGCGACGATTCCCGTGGACGCCAGGATCTTGGCCAGTTCCGACGGCGGAATCATCTGGTCGTTCTGGCCGATCGGTGTCGCTATCAGCAGATTGCCGGCGGCGTTGATCGTGCCGCTGCTGACGACGTCGACATTTGCCTCTGGCTCGAAGTACTGAGCAATCGTGATCGGTGGGTCGGCTGTGATCGGCATGTCAGATACCTGTTATCGAAAATGTCCGGTTATTCATCGTCACGTTTCCATTTGAGTCGGCCGCGATACTCAGTCGTATCACCGGAGAACTTTGCTGGACAGCCATGGCGTAAAAGCTGGTGGCGATCGTCTGCGTGTTGGATGCGTTTTGCACGGACACCTGGAATGCCGGTGGTGTCTGCGCGATGCCATTCAGATCCCAGAAGAATGCCAGCGTCGTATTATTCGATGGCGCGGTGACCGCCGCGTTGAACGAGAAGCGGAACAGACGGCCAGCAACGGGAATGTCCGGCACCTGGATTGTTCCAGCGAGTGAGTTGACTATCACGTCCGCCGTGGCTAATTCCTGCGTGGCGTCATAAGCGATGATTGGCGATGTCGATGAACCGTCGATATCCGTCCCAGTCACGTCGACGACGTACGATGCATCGTCCGAAAGCTGACCGATCGACGTCGCTGCATCCTCGCACTCGGCATGCGTGACGCGCCATTTCTGCTGGTCAGGGAACCAGGTGATGATGACCTTCTTCGTATCGCTGATAGGCTGCCCGGAATCCATCCAGTTGTGCCAGGCGACGACCTGGAATCCGGTGTCGGTCGTATCGTCGCTGTAACAGGTCACGGTGCCCGTTCCACCGGCTGGAATCGTGCCGGCGGCGACGCCGAGGACGCTAACGTTCTGGGGGTTGCCGAGGCGGACGATCGCCTCCATTTCGACGTTCTCGGTGCCTCCAGATGTATCCTTCCAGAGTATTTGCGCACTCCCGCCAGGATGCGCGGCGAGTCGCGTCGCATTCTGGTCGTCGACTTCCGCACGAGTAATCCATGCGCCATTGGTCGGGACGAACAGTGTCACGCACGCCAGACCGGAGACCGTCCCGTTTCCGTAGCTATTCTCGGTTAATAGGGGATCGCGAAGGACGGCGAACTTGCCCACGTGCGATGCGACAGTCGGTTCTTCGCCTTCGATTGCGTACTTCAGTCGGTTCGCGATTTCACTCGTCTCAGTGGCGAAGTTACCTAGACCGGCGACGTGGTTCTTCTCGAATGCCGTACCGTCGTTGTTGACGATCCATGCAACTGATGGCGGTGTATTCGATTGCGACGACTGCAATGAATCAGTATTCGCATGCCGATTAGTCTGGACCCAGTTCGCCGCATCAGAATAGGCGTTGAAGTTTCTCGCCGTCAGGAACGGCTTGATGCGATCGCCGGCGGTGACCCGTGGTATGACTTTCTGTGCCATTTCAATTCACGCCTCCAGGATCGTCGCAAAATCGGCTCTTTGGAACGGTCTTATGATCCGTACTTGCCGGGGAATCTCCGTCATGACTTTAGCACCGCCTACCGTTTCACGCTTCCGCTCCATGGTCACCTCGATGAAATCCCAGCCAGCGACGGTTGGAAGCGTGATGCTATTGCCGCATGCGACATTCGTACGGTCTTTCGCCACCAAAAAATCGAACGTGAAGCTCCAGCTTTCTGGTGTTCTCGATTCTCCCCTGGCGCCTGTCAGCAGCACCTCACCCGCCGCTTTGCCAAAGAACGATACGTCATTCGTTTTACCGACAGTGCTCTCGACACCCTCAAGGTATGCTTCCGTCACGCTGGTCTCGGCGGGTTTGTAGTTGAGGCTGAACGATGCTTCTGGTGTAGGGATTTCAAAACCCTCGAAACCGCGTTCTTCGCCTTGCCAGTTCATGCCGGAATAATCAATGATCGGGAAATCACCAGGAGGTGCCGCATCGGGGTCCGGACCAGCGGTCGTCGACTGGACGGATGCGATTCCATCCGCCAGTTCACCAAGCCATCGGTACTTCTTGTTTCTTAAGCTGACATTCCACGAGTAGCCCAGGTTCAGCGTTGTTGGCGATGCAGCGAACCCTGTCTGCACGGGCGCCTTTTTACCCGAATCGTAGGAGTATACTACTTGACCGTAGTACAGTCCCTTCTGCTCACTGATCTCCTTGCATGTCACGGATTGCTTTGGCAGTCCGCCGAAGCTTCCTGGCGTTCCGTCGCCGGCGCCTGGCAAACTCTCGTTCACCTGCAATAGATTCACGGCGTCAACATAAGTGAAGACACCTGTCACCAACCAGCCGACAGTTACTTCTTGGTTCGTCCCCGTATTACTGCCATGCAGTTCCTCGACGAGTGGCGGCATTATTGGAATACGACTCCGTTCTCACGCATCCAGTTGAACATATCGGTGATGACGTTGAGTTGTTGCTTCTCAATGCTCACCGATTGGCTTGTCATATTCGCGCCCGTGAAATCTTTCGCGAATGCGCCGGTGCTGAATTGTGACGTATTTGGTGCGTTGCCGGTCAAACCGCCGGCTGCCGCAATGGCACCGGCTGGCAATAGTCCAGCTGCTTTTTTACTGACCTGCGCGATCTGAAATCCGAGCGCCGCCGGCAGACCCTTCGCGCGACTCGTAATCATGTTCTGGAAACCGCGCAACCTCGCTCCTCTGAGACGCCGGTCAAACTCAGACTGCCGCCGAGCCTTTGCCTCTTTCGGAGTCTCCACATTCCCACCAAACGCTTCATCTAAATCGGTCTTCGCTTTCTCGGCGCCGCTATCATCCACTGCGACATCCGGAATGGAATCGTCGGTGATCCTAGTCGATGTTAGGCCACGTGCGGCGCCCGCCAATGCCTGCGCTGGAAGCGATGCAACAAAACCGACAGCTCCCGTGGGATTTCGGATTGAGCGAAAGTTCGCTGCAATCGTCGCCGATGCTTGCAACGTAGCTCTCGATGCAACCGCCATTGCCTTGAACGCTGAAACAATTTCTGGCATGAGAGAATTGATCTCACCCAGCACGTCGGCGATGTCTGGCAGCAATTCCTGTCCACTCTCCTCAAGCAAGTTTTTCATCTGGTTCTGCACTTTGCGCCATTGGTTGGTAACGCTCGCGCCTGTCCTCGCCGCATCACCCTGTGCGTCGCTAACACCATTCATGATGATCGCTACACGCGCAAGAACCTTCTGGTAATTTGATGCTGTAGTCGGATTAAGACCTCGCTTCAATAATTCCGCGCTGACAGTAGCTTCATTTAGCGTAATATTAAATACTCTCATTGTCTTTCCACTGCCATCAATAGCCGCCTGCATCCTCTCAAATGTTTCCGCTTGGTCGCGATCGAAGAATGAAGCTAGATCGACCGATGCTTTGGTCAACGACTTAGATAGCTCGAACGCCGCATTAGGGTCTAGCCTCGCGGCTTTCAGTTGCCCAACAAAACTTGACATCGTCGACTGCATTGACCGCCTGGACTGACCTAGGCCAGCAACCAGCGATTCCGTAAATGCCTTGGCCGCCTCTCTATTTTTTCCAAGGACGATCCCGAAACGGGAGGTCACCTCATTTAGCTTGGACGCGGCAACAACCGCCTTTGCCATGATCCCAGTTGCGATGGCCATTGATGCGCCAAACGCTGCCGCGCCCGCGCCCATCGCCGCGAATATAGGTCGAGCAACTCTGCCGAATTGCCTCAGTTGGTTTCGGAACGAACGCATTTGCTTTTTGGTGTTTGTCGCATCGATTGACAGCTCGATAAACGCCTTGGCAAATCGAATTCCGCGACCAAATGACATGGTTCTATAGCAACTTTTTCAAAACGGAGATGTTCGACAGTTCGCGGCGTTCCCGTCGCATTGGATGGCAGTCGTCGAATCGGATCGGCGAGGACCCCTGTGCCCGGTCCTTGCTGAGAATAATCTGGACCAATCGCGCGGTATGATCCCAGCGGCTTATCTCGACGGATTCCAGCATCTTGATTAGCTCACGGAAGGTGTAAGGTCCTGGCTCAATTCCGATTTTGGCGCCGATTTCGATGCAGGACTGATAGTCGTCTCTACTTCCTCTTTCGCTGTGTCGTCCGTCACCGTTGCCTGTATCTCCATCATGTTCAGCAGGACTTGGCGGAACGGGTTCGGGCAAAAAAAAGCAAACGCTCTCTGTAACGCGGGACCGGCCTGGTCGAAGACTTCGCCATCGAAAGCATCGGCGAATTGCTCCATGTTCACGCCTGCGTCCTTGCATTGACCTGAGCAGACGTGAAACAGGACGTCCGTCAACATCTCCATGTTGTTCAGCATGGAGAAGAAGACTTCCCCGTCATCCTGCAAACATGACCCGAATTCAAAACCGGTCCGTTCGCGAACTCGCCTGACGGTCGATACGTTGATCGACACGTTCCATCGGCGGCCCTCATTGTCACAAAAGGATTGCATCATTATGTACCCGTTATGTCATCCGCATTGAACCATTCGCCACCGGTGGCGATCGTCAAGGTGGCGCTCATCTTCTGGACGTCTCGCAGGTCCTCGGATTTGTCCAGCGAGACAGACCATTTAGCCACTAGACCCTGTGGACTGATTGTGTCTCCACTAGGTACTTCCGCTACCTTTACCGTCTGATCCATGAATGCAATTGAAACGACTGTATCGGACTGCCATGCGTCCGTTAGCTGCCGGGTGAATGACTTCTTGGCAGGCGCCGCTTGCAGTTCAGGCTTCCAAATCATATCGAATGTGATCTCGCCATTCTTAAGCACCGGCACGCTTGAACTAAACCCATCAGCAGCGCTTCCACGTGTCGTCGTGTCCGCGAATTCAGATGCCATGTTCAGTGCAACATCCGTCAGGTTATCAGCCTCGAGAGTCGTTAGCAGGACTAACCATGACTGCCAGTCCAGTGATCCCGCGACATCGACTGGCTCCACGCTGTCCTCGTTGAAGTATGCTTTCGCTTTTCGACCGAGAAGGAATGTAGGCATCTCGCCTTCCTTTATGTTGTTCGCTTGCCGTATTTACCGCTACGCATCAGATATGGATTCGCGGTCAACGCATAAAACCGTACCTGGGATGGTTCCATCGCAGGCTCGATATAAGGCCTCGCCCGCCACCGTCCACGCTCTAGCCTCGCTTCGCCTTCCGACCAAATTGTCGTTGTCGCGATTCCGCCTTCTTCTAGTAGCTGCGCGCCAGATGCCTTGTTGCTCCTGGTGTTCGGCGTACTCACGAATCCAGGCCCTATAACTACCCCTCCGGCATCAAGGTTTGCCTCAAAACGAAATCCGTCCTTCAAACTCTGGCCGAACCCTCTCGCATGGTACCGCGGCGGTTCTCCTGGCGACGATCCTTGCGGTTTCTTTTTCCTGCCCTTCTTGATCGACCTTTTCAAGATCCCTCTCGTGTATGCGCCAGTGCCGCTTAGGATCAGCCATTCCTTTTCGTCGAGCGCGTTGGCTACGTTGATACGGTCGAAAAATAACGAGAAGTTCGCCTTACCGAATGTGCCTCCGGATCCGGACTTTGCAATGATCGGCCGTGCGTTGGCAGCCGCCCATAGTCTCTTAGCAATGCTCATGCGTCGATTTTCAGGAAGTCTATTCCTATCGGAACATGGAAATAACGTGCATCTGATATGTTCTGGACTTCATATGGTGCCCGGCCGCCAAGCTCTGAATCGAACGTAATCATTTGGAAACCAGCCGCTTCCACGCTCTCCATCGCGTCCTCGATCTCCTCGACAAGCTGTAATGCGTCATCAATCTCATCCGTATCGAGATAGTTGGTCACATGCACGTTAACGCGGTACATCCTGTCAAATCTTCGCCGATCCACGATCCTCTTGCTTAGCTGTACCGGGTAGACGAATACGCGCGTCAGGTTCGTCTCCTCCAGCCTGACAAATGCAGGATTCGATCGTATCGCGGTGAACGTGAAGCTGAACGAATTGGTAGTCCGATCGTTGAGGTGCGCAACGACTGCATCGCAGAGTTCAACGATTAGCGCCGCCATAGGCCACCCCGTTCGTGTCCGCGTTTCCGTACGCCGTCCCAGCCGCGTTTCCGTGAATTGCCTGGGTTGATTCCGGTGCTGGTATTTCCTTGCAATGAATCAGCCACGTGACTCCCTGCGAGTCTCGCTCCGCTACTGACGAACCCGCGTTGATTAGTGCCGCATAATGGTGCGTCAATCCGTATGGGTCCATCCAGTTGATCAGATCCCTGTGATCCGGTGTTACTGGCAACACGTTGACGCGAATCCTGAAATCCTTGATGTGGTACTGAAAAACGAGACCCTCGTTGGTCTCGGACTCGGCAACCGACGTATCGAATGTCGCTGGAATCCTATAGACGACGCCTGTCACGAACGACTGATAATCAATCTCCGCGCCCGTGATTGGTTCGACCACGGGGCGGAGCAATGTTTCTTGCGCGAATGCAAAGTCGTTCATGCTACGTGACGATCACTTCATCTTCATTGTTGCTGAGCTGGTCAGTCGTGACGATCGGTACGCGGTGACTTTCATCCGGGAAAGCCGCGTAGCTTCCTTCAGTCGTCTGCACCGTCGCACTGCGTGACTCACGCAGCTGACGCAAGCCTTCCCGCGTCATGCAAATCAGGTTCGGGCCCTGGTTCGCCGGGAACTTTGAAATCGCCGCGCCAATTACATCGTCAGTGACCTCCAGGTTTCCAGTTCCGGCCGCCGAGGAGTCAATGTTCGCGATACGGAAAGCACTCCGCTTCGTGCCGTACTGGAAGCCCCAGAGACCCTCGATATCGACCCACCACGCACCGTGCTTGATCGCTGCGCTGCCACCGGAATTGTCGCCCTCTCGGGTCACGAGTCGAGGTTCCAGCATTTCAAATCCCTCGAAACCCATCACCGTCGCCACGTTGCGCAGCGGGTTCACCGTTCGCAGGAGCCAGACGCTCGTGCGGAATCCGGCACCAGTGGCACCAGTGTTCACCAAGGTGATCATGGGATTGAACAGCGCGTTATCGACGCCCCAGAAATCACTAAGGCCTTGATGGCCAGCAATGGCACCGAATGGATTCCCGTCGGGGTCCACATTGGTTTCTACCTGCTTGCCGTAGAAGAACTGGCGCTCCTCCTTCGCGAATGCCGACTGAAATGCATCGACCGTCTGTTGCTCGATGTAGCCATCCGTACCCAGGCGATGTCGGCGACCCGACTGTACATCGGTTTCGTGCGATGCGTCCAGGTTTTCCAGGTCGATCTTTTCGACTCGGCGTTCCGAGTGGGTCGTCACCCGACCGTCGTTCACCGCGCGAAAGTCAGCAGCCATGCCAACATTCTTGATGTCCCACTTATGGTACTCACTGTTGCTCGATTCGATTGCTGGAATCATCGCTAGCACAGGCGATTGCTCCAGCAGCTCGTTTGCGTCAACGAGGTCCATGTTCAGGTCATTGATTTTCAGCAGTTCCGCTGCTGTGATTGGTCCTGTAGCCATTTCAAAGCTTCCTTATGCTAATCGCCAATGACGTAATTCACGGCGATCTTTATGTTGTCAATCGCGGCTTGGCCGGCGTTTCCGGCTGTCCGACACGGTGCGAGCCGGTGGAAATCTGGACGTTTTGTCCTCCGTGCCCGGCTCGCCTAACGAAACACTGGCTGGCTCCTGCTCGCCGCCGCCAATCGCCCTCAAGGCCTTGTTTTCCTCTTCGAGCTTTTCGATTGTCGCGACATGAGCCTGCAAAACTCGGATGGTGGCATCCTCGACCGACAGTCCCTCAGCCGCGAAGGACAACCCTTCTGGGCCCAGGTCGCGGTACGGTTTGAGGACGTCAAATGCAGTCATCTTTTGCACGTCCACAGATTGTGTCGCGGTTGCCACGACATCCTCGGTGCTATCTAGATCGCCCACCAATTCAACGGAAGCTGTCGCAAAGGCGACGTCCTCATTGGTAGTAGCGGCTTTGGTCTGATTGGACATGTCATTTTTCCCTTTTGTGAATTCGACTGACACCGAGTCTTGTGATGTTAGTAAAGCGGACTCGGTGTCGCCGTCCGCGCCGCTGGTTACGAAACTGACCTCTCGGAGGTCCCATTTCCGGACGATGACACCAGGTCCATCGAATTGCCTTCCGTTGACATCGGATGTCTCGCCGTCTTGAACGATCTCAAGACGTGGCGAGCCACCAGCAAACGAAATACTCGCCTCAAACGGGATTCCAGCAGCCATCCAGTCAATGAGGTCCGTTGCACGGTTTGAGTTTCGAGTCTGCACCAGCGTGCCGGATACTTCCAATTCGCCGTTGTCGGTCGTGATGTGTTTCCGAAGCGCGTAGCCAACTGGCTCCTCGTGGTTGTAGAGGAGTGAGATTTTCGATTTATCGCCGGTCAGGCTGAATCCATCGAGGTCGTGCGATATCTTTCCCCAATACCAGTGATCAATTGAATCTCCGGTTCTAGCTCGCATCCTGACGGGAGCGGTGTTAGTGTCATCACTCGAACGCGCACCAAGTTCGCACGTGGCGTCGAGACGTAAAGCGGCGGTAGGTGTGCGGCTGTTCGGGTGATTGAAGTCGAACGCTTGTCTTTTCTGGTCGTCATTGCTCATTTCCTTACCGGCTCCTCTGTTTGTTGGAATTCGGCAAGCGCCTCGTCCTCTGGTGCAGCGAATGCAGGGTTAACGGCCAGCTTGAAATCCACGCCTGATGCCGCTGACATTTCGTCCGCGTACTTCATCCATTTGATCGTCTTGTCGATGTTCGTTTTGATGTCCGTTCCGTGTTCTTTCGCCACTCGCTCCGGATTGTCCAGCCCGCCGGCAATCGCCGTCAGTGCTCCCCTGGCCTCTTGTTCCGGGTTTCCCCATTCATATCCAAGCGGTATCCATTCCCAGCTTATGTCGTTGAACGAGGTTCCCGACGGAAGAACGATGTCACCATCGGCAACCGCCATTCCGACACGCCATCGCGTGATGTCGTCGAGCCATTCAACAAGGTCCTGCTGTTTTGGTCTCGCAGTCCTCTTGTAAGCGTTCCAGGCGGCCTTGTTCGAGAAGAATGTCCCGTCTTGCTCGCGTAGGAATGTATCAGGTAAGTCGAGTGATTTCACGGCTTGCGATAGAACCCATTGCATGAACTGGACTGTTTCGGATGCCGGAGTCGAATTGTTCATCCACTCGGCGCGGTCACCCGGAAGTAGCTCAAGCTTGTTCACGCCAGGGCCGAATTCTTGCCGGTAGAACGAATCGTTTTCTCCGTCCTGATTGTCATCCAGGTAGGCTTTGATCCGGCCTTGTCCGATATCGTCTTCGACGGCATCACGGTAAATTGCCAAAGCGACGGACGCAGCGGCCTTCATCTTCCCAAGGTGATGCTGCGTCCCCTCGTAAACATCCTGGAATGCATTCAGGCTGGACAGCAGCGGGCTCGCGCCTCGATACTGGAAGCCCTCCTTGTACGCAAGCCAGTTCATCGATTGCACCGGCACGAACCGCTCGAATTGCAGCCGGCCTCGCAGCGTTTTTGTGTGCAGCGCGTAGCGTCGGACCGAGCCATTACGATTCAGCTGGAAACCATTGACCCAGAGATCAGGGTCACTCGATTGTCGACTGGCGTCTTCCCTCGGATCCTGGACGCGATAGGCTTCGATAAGCTGTAGACGTCCTCTGTCCCGGCTACTTCCGCCAATCTTCATGATAGCTACGTCGCCGTCCACGGTCCGGCGCATTTCACATAGGCGGATAAGCTGCCTCAGACCATATTGCCTCGTGACGTCGCAATTCTGCCTGGATCCCCAGACGCGGATAAAGTTTTCGACTTGCGAATTCAGTGATTCATCTTCGGACGTCCCATTGAACGCCACGGTGGCAATGTAATCAGTGTGCTTTCGTACGGCCCAAGCCGCCGTAGTGAAGTTCCGCACTAAATCTTGAGCGGTTGCAATTGCCTTTGGTCGACGGTCGCGGCTCAGGATCTGGTCATTCTGCAAGACAGTGCGCGGAATGGATCGCCTGTCGAGGTTAGGAATCAGCGCGTCGTAGGCATTCGCGGCGCTTGTCCACAGCCTGGATCGCCAGCTAGGCGGCTTGCTGCTCGCGATCGCTACTTGATCCATGGCGTGCCAATTTGTACGAAAGATGGCCGCACTCTGCCGTTGGCCTGGTTTAGCGGATCTCTGTTGTTGATCTGCCGAACAGCGGCCTTGAGGGCGTTCGGATCATAGACGACGCTCTCGCCATTGGCCGTTACGCGGACAATCGTGTTCCGCCTGGCGATGTCGAGATCAGAAGCATTGTCGTTGCATGTCATGACCAATTTAGGTCACAACCCCATTTGCGATGCAATGCAAGAATCGAGGTCAGCTACTTTTTGTCTTGGCATTGCGCGACCACGGACCCAGAGTGGTGCCACGTCTGGACTCGCCATTGCCTACCGCAATTGCGGCATTCGCGCAGTGAGATGATATTCTTTTCGGCTGGATCTCCAAATGGTGTTTTTTGATCCCAGATACGTGGATTCCCTTGTTGCCTGATATAGACGGCGTCCGTCGATGAACAGGAGGGACATGTCGGCTTTTGCACCTTCTGGATTTCCAATTTCTCGGTGCTGTTTTTCGTGCCTGGTGGCCGGCCGCGTTTCTTTTCTTCCATCGTCTTCATCGTAGAGCCTTATGCTGTCGTTGCGTTCGATTGTTACCGTTCATCCTGATTTTAATGATTGGCGATTTCTTGTCCGCTCCCGGCTTCGCCAGTCCGCTAATCGAAGCCGCCGCCGCGCAACCAACTATCGCATCCCAATAATGGTTATCGATGTTCAGTCGCCGTTGCGACCATTCCGCAATCGTCCGTCCCAGCGCTTCAACTTTAATTGCCTTCTCGGAGCACATGTGGTCGGCGAACATCTGATGCTGACTGGGGCGTCCGGCATGCAGCGAAATTGACGAGCTGTGCGTTATTGGTACGAACAATGCTTGATGTATTTCACTCTTCCAGTAATTCACGTCGATTTCCGCAAGCGGCCTTGAGCCAATGCGGACCGGTCGACTTAGCCAATGGTCACCGCGACGTTCGCCCGGCTTTCGTTTCCACATCGCCATTGGTGCGCGTGCGGCGCCAATGCCGAACCCTTTCGCCGGTAGCGCGGCGCTGCAACCCGAATCCCGTACCGCCTGCTCGACTGCATCAGGCTTCCAACCAGCATCGACGAGAATCACTGAAGGCGTCAGCACCGTGCCGCCTTCACGCGGCCAGTCGACCGCAAGGTCGTTGATCGTGTGAATCAATCCAGCTTTGATCCTTCCCGCCTCGTCATTACCCGGATACTGACGCGATAGCGTCGCGCCCTTGTGGACGTCGAGCAGCGTGAAATAGTTCTGTCTCTCTGGATTCGTGCCGTAGGCGACTACATGCCCTCCGAATTCCTCTGTCCAGCCGACCAGACAGTAGAATAGGATCTCTCCCTGAACGTCAATGAATCCGGTTAATGTCGTGCACTCGGCAGGAACAATGCCTCTATCTATCGGCTTTACGCGTCTCGATATTTCCATTGGCTCTAGCGCCGCTACCATTGCGTCATTGACTTCGGCTAATGGCCTATTTTGCCGCTCACTGTGAAACGATCGTGGGTCCTCGAAGAATAGGTCCATTGCATCCTGGATCGCACTCACGCGGCTTGGACGTTTTGACTGCGGCCAATAGTGCACGCATCCAACGTCCAGGGTCGCGCGATGTTTGCGGTAATACTTGTTCGCAGCTCCCTTTGGCATTTCACCTAAATGCTCTTGCCGTCGGACGTCATTGTAGGTGTCCCAGTCGTCTACCTTGTCTGGAAAGGACGTCAACGTCGCGATACGGTGGCTGATCCATTCAGGCCGGTCGGACGATAGCAAACGATCGCTGAGATCGTTCTCCGAAATCACGGTACAGGCCATTAGGCTCGCCATCGACTTCCCTGGTCCGGCCATCGCGATGCAATCATAGACCAGACGCTCACGCGTTTCCGTCTGTGAGAGCGACAGCGCGGAATCAGTCGTTTGGCAATCGTCGAACAGTAAACAATCAGGTCGGACGACTTCCCCTGATGGCAATGTGTTCTTGGTCCCTCGGAGCGCACCTGTCAATCCACCGCCACCGAGACATATTGATGCATTCCCACGCTCACGCGCGAACGGATTCGTCGGCAGTCTTACGTAGTCTCCACGCCACACCATGCATGTATCCTCGCCATCCCAGTGCTGGCCGCGAGCACGGATTGCCTTGTCGTCCAATTCGACTACCGGACCGATGACTTCCGGGAAATCTTCGGCCAGTGCGGTGCTGAAGCGAAGCACGGACTTGATACCGCTCATGCAATTTTGGAACAGCCTCTCATTCGCTGAGATTAGCAGAGGGAACCTCAAGTGTCCGTAGAGACAGGCCCAGACGACCGACCTTTCGAGGATCGTGGACTTTCCACTGCCGCGCGGCATCGCGATGCATATCTGCCCGCCACCAAGAATGACTCGCTGGATATCGGAGATCAGTTTCAGGTGCGCACCGCAGAATTGCAAGGTAAATGCATCACGGCAGTAAGCGAACAGGAATTTCTTCAAATCCTTGCTGCAAAGTCTTCTACGGCGCAGATTTTTGATTTTTGCGTCCGTAGCCACATCTCTGGTCGCGCGTTGCCTACTTTGGATGAAAGAGGCGTCATAATCTCTCTTACTCTCGGCTTGTTGGCGAGGATCGGTCATTTACTAACTATAAAGTGATGAAAATCTGC